ATGGCTCGCGCAGTCGAACTGCAAGACGAAGCCAAAACACTCAAAGAAGCGGATTACCGCTTCGAACGCAGTTGCTCGCTTTGCCCTAAAGCGGGTTTCTGCATAGAAGACAAATGCTATCTCGCTCAATTATACAAAGCGAAAAGGGCGATGCTCGAAGCAGAAGAACTCCGCAAGACGACGAAAGTCGTAACCGAAATCCATAAAACGAGAAAGTACGACCGTAAGGGCGTTGCGCAGCGTTTGCTCACGAACGCAGCAAAACGCGTGATTGCGTATTCACAAGAACTCGCAATAGATGATGCAAGCGTCTTCGTTGAACTCGGTGATTACGAAAGTGCTTATCGCGTTCTCAAAAGGAATGGATTGGACGATGAAGCACAGGCGTTGAAGAAAGTCATCAAAGGAGGTGATTAAGATGGTACTCGGAATTATCGCAGCAGTTTGTTTGACAACGGCAATAGTTGGGGCGACGGTTCTTATCGATTACGAAAGAGCTGCTAAAGGAAAGAAATCGTTATTCTGGACGAAAGGAGGTGATGAATAATGGAGATTACATTAAAAATGCTCAAAACTTATACGCTTAAACTTCTTAAAGATTTTGATGTCGAACTAACCGACGAACTCAAATCAGAAGTGAAGGCAAGCAGAGACCGCATCGAACTCGAAAAAATTCGCGACAGAGCGGTGAAGAACAGGTTAGCAAAGGAGGTATAAAATGGCTAATTTCTTCAAGGATTACACGAAAAAGAGTGTCGAAAAACTCAAAATGACGGAAGCAGATAAAGACCTGCTCAAAGTCAAAAACGAGGGTTCGACGCACGACCCCAAAACCCTTCCGAAGCCTGAAAAGGACGAGGAATGAAACACAGCGTTTCGCGATATCGCTTGAATAATCGCAATAAAATTTTAGGAGGTTCAATTATGAACAAAGTACAAGCACACATTCACTCACTCGACGGCAAATTTGCCGAAGTAACCATTCTCCAATACAACGGAGATAACGACATTATCGTTGAATACAACGGTAAGAAATGCACCGCGATTTACAACATATTCGCAGGCTATTACGTCGATGATATTTACGGCGTAGTCAAAGATTAATTCCAAAGGAAATTAAAGGAGACAACCATGATTTGTAACAAAAAAGAGTGGGCAATCCTCGTCGACGTTCAAGTGACGTTGCTGAAATTCGCCCCGATGATGAACGAAAGAGATAAGGCGCGTGCAAACGCTCTTATCTACCTCTGCGCCGAAAGCACGAAAGCCGAAAAGGCGAGAAACGAGAAATCAAAGCAGAGAATCAAAGAGCGTAGAAAGGAAAATCCCGACTACGCTCGTCCCGAAAGGGAATTTAGAAAAAATAAATAAAAGTCATTAGGAGGTAAATATGACTACAATTTTTGAAAACGACTTTATAAAAGTCAGCACGACAGAACACGATTACGACTTCATCGCTGTAATCGAAAATAAAACAAACGAAAAGATTTGCGTCCATTACGACGAACCAGGTTACAACGACAACTACGATCCAATTTTAATAGAACCAAACGATTGGATTGGGTTATTAGCAGATGACGAAGGCAGAGATTGGGTAAAAGCAATCGAGAGCAATCAAATCTATGTTGCGACAGACGATGATGAAATCGGGTATTACCCGACGGGTTGTTCGATGACGCAATGGAACGACGATTGCGAAGAAATCACGAACGAGGTCGAAAGAATACTTAA